ATATTGAGTTAGAGGTCTTATTTCTGGCGCTTGACCGTGAGGAAGATGTCCGGAAATTGCTGTCACTAGACCTCACGGGTGTCTGGGTAAACGAAGCACGGGAAGTCAGTAAATCCATCATCGATGCTTGCACCATGCGTGTTGGGCGCTTTCCCTCTATCAAGGATGGCGGCCCGACTTGGTACGGTGTGATCTGTGATACCAACGCGCCAGATGACGATCATTGGTGGCCCATCATGGCAGGTGAAGCACCTATGCCAGATAACGTGCCGCGCGAAGAAGCCCTGATGTTGGTCAAGCCAGATGACTGGGTTTTTTATAATCAGCCCGCCGGTATGACCGAAGTTAAAGATGGTGATGGCAATGTCACTAAGTACATTAACAACCGTCTGGCTGAAAACTATACAAATCTTCCTGCTGATTACTACAAGAAGATCATTACAGGTAAAACGAAAAGTTGGATTGATGTCTACGTTCTGAATAAACTAGGCACAATCGAATCAGGTAAGCCGATATATCCTATGTTCTCCGAGCAGGTACACATCGCCAAAGAGAAGATCGAGCCGCGTGTTGATCTGCCGGTGTACATTGGAATCGACTTTGGTTTAACTCCGGCGGCTGCCTTTGGTCAGCGAATGCCGAATGGAACGTGGGTAATATTCCATGAGGTCGTCACACGTGACATGGGCGCTGTTAGATTCTCTGAATTGCTTAGACATGAAATCCAAACCTTCTGCCCGTCCCAAGAATTGCACATCTACGGCGACCCCGCCGGTGACTTTAGAGCGCAGACCGATGAAGTTACGCCGTTTCAAATCCTACGAGCCAATGGTATTAAGGCATATCCGGCGCCGAGCAACGATCCAGTTTTGCGAATTGAGGCAGTCCAAGCACCATTGGGACGTATGGTTGACGGTCGAGCCGGATTTATAATTAATCCTGAGTGCAAAACTCTGATTAAAGGTTTCCGTGGTGGCTATAACTACCGCCGTGTCGCCGTAGGCGGCGAGGTGCGGTACGAAGAAAAGCCGACAAAGAACAAATATTCACACGTTCATGACGCATTGCAGTACCTATTCATAGGCGCAGGTGAGGGTCGAGCGTTAACAACCAATGCCAATAAGCCTTCGCAAGCGGCTAACGGGAGAAAAGGATGGAACATCTGGGATCAGAGGGCGGGGTTCGGGAAGCAGAATCAGGGGTGGAACTCGGTCAAGCGCCGAAATTCGACTGGATTGTAATCTTTCGGGACATAGATTCTGATGAGCTTAATTGGTGGGACGTTATTTTCCATACTCGAAAAGGCTTTCGTCATGTTTGCGCTATCGCTTATCAGCCTAATTCTTATCATTGGATTTATGTGGATTGGACTACAAAGTATTTACAAACTTGGATTTACCATCCGCAGCGAGCTAAAGATGTATTGGAATGGGCAAAAAAAGATGCGAACGCAACGCTTGTAAGTTATCGTCCGCGTGAGGACAAAGATCGCGTTTTCAATGTTCCGATGCTATTCTGCACGGAAGCTATCAAGCATTTGCTTGGAATTAAACGATTTTTTATCTGGACACCGTGGCAACTCTACAAGTATCTTTTGCGTACTGGTGGGACTGAAATCCACAGGGGAGAATGGAAATGAAAGTCTATACTCGCGTTGAGTACCAAATGACAAAAGATGGGATGGTTGAAATCTCGTCTGATTATTATGAATACGATGGGCCTGTTGCTGAAACAAAAAGCAAAAAAAGGCCACCACCACCACCGGCTGAACCACCACCGCCACCTGATCCAATTGTTGTAGCTCAGAAAAAAGAAACAGCAAGCACCGCAGGTAGGCGCAGAAAAGGTAGATTTGGCAATGTTAGTGGATCATTGTTATCTGGCAACTATCTTGGCTATGGCGAAGATACATTAGGAAGCTAAGTTATGATTAATTTAGGTTTGTTATCTGTTGTTGCTTTTAGTTCACCTAAAGCACCGGCTCCTGATCCAGAGCTTGAGCGTCAACGCGCAGAGCGTGAAGCGGCAGCTAAAGAAGAACGTATTGCATTAGCTAAAAAAGAAGCTAAATCCGCATCGCAATCTCAAAGACGCAGAACAACTATGCTTGCAGGTTATGGCGGCTATGAAGATGAAGAAGGCACAAAATTAGGCTAAGACTATGGCATCTCCTGAGTACATAATTAAACGCTATAACAAAGCGAAAGCAGCTCGTAATAACTGGCTTGATGTGTGGCAGGAGTGTTATGACTATAGCTTGCCATTACGAGAAGGCTTTTTCCAAGAAGCGCGTGGTCAATCACGCATGGATAAAATCTTTGATGAAACCGCAGTGGTTGGTGTTCAAGAGTTTGCCTCTCGATTGCAAGCGGGTATCGTGCCTAACTATTCAACATGGTTTCGATTGGAAGCAGGTAGCGATGTTCCACGTGAAACTCGCCAACAGATTCAGGGCGAGCTTGATGAAATCACTGAGTATGTGTCTGAGATTATTCAGCACTCTAACTTCTCCCAAGAAGTGCATGAATGCTTCCTTGATCTAGCAGTGGGTACTGCAAATATGCTGATCGAGGAAGGTGACGAGCTTAATCCTGTTAAGTTCTTGTCAGTTCCACAAACTCAGATCATTCTTGATAGCGGCCCATTCGATCAGATCGATGGTGTCTATCGTGAACGTGCAGTTAAAGCAAAAGATATTAAAGTTATCTGGCCTAAGGCTAAGCTTGGCAATCAATTAACCAATAAGATTCAGCAGAAGCCTGACTCAACGTGTTCGTTTATTGATGCGGTTTACCGTGATTGGTCTGATAAAACTAAAGAATGCTACCGCTATTGCGTAATTGATTTGGAATCACAGACAGAAATTATCTCCGGTGAGTTTAAAGGTGAAGGCTCTCGCCCATGGGTTAACTTCCGTTGGTCAAAAGCAGCCGGTGAAACCTATGGTCGTGGCCCATTAATGAATGCGCTACCGGCAATTAAAGTATGTAACCTGACTATGCAGCTTGTGCTTGAGAATGCACAGATGGCTATTGGTGGTATCTGGCAAGCTGAAGATGATGGCGTAATTAATGTCGATACGATTGAGCTAATTCCGGGAACAATTATCCCGAGAAGCCCGAATTCACGTGGCTTAGAAGCAATTACTTCTCCGGCTAAATTTGATGTATCGCAGTTGATTATTCAGAATATGCAGGAAAATATTAAGCGAGCGTTGTACAACGTAGATTTAGGTAGGACAGATACTACACCGATGTCAGCTACCGAAGTGGCTGCACGTCAGGGAAATCTAGCAGAAGTCATTGGATCGGCATACGGCAGACTCCAAGCTGAGTTTGTCAATCCAGTGATTCGCCGCGTTATTGCTATTTTAAAGAAGCAGGGCAAAATTGAAATCCCAAGAATCGATGGTCGTGAGATTAAGATTGTTGCAAAGTCACCTCTTGCTCGTGCGCAGCGCAATCAAGACATCATGCAGCTTACCAATTTCATTGGTCTTGTTACTCAAACTATGGGGCCTGAAGCTGCTTCTCAATTTGTTGACGCAGGTAACGCGGTTAAACAATTGGCGGCATGGTATGAAGTTCCGCAAAATATTTTGATTGATGAAACAACTCGTCAGCTAGCAGCTAAACAAATGCAAGAGCAACAAATGCAACAGCAAATGATGCAGATGCAGCAACAACAGGCACAACCGATGCCAGAGGGTATGCTACCTTGAAAAACATCGATGGCATTGCAAGGTCAGAAGATGCAGAAAAACAGATCAACGAGGCAATTGCCCTAGCTTTCAAAGGAAAGTCAGGGGAATTTGCCTTGAAGTATCTACGTTCAATTAGCATTGAGCGTGTAATGGGGCCAAGTTTTGACCCTAATTCTTTAGCTCATATTGAAGGTCAACGATATATCGTGGGCATTATTGAGCAACGTATTAAGCAAGCACAAAAAGGAGATCAGCCATGACTGACATGACAACTGAATCTGCACCTACTGAGGGACAGGTTACAGAGGCAGCGCCAACCGAAGCGGTATCTAACGATCCGGTTCCGCGTCCAGAGTATTTGCCAGAGAAATTCTGGAATGCCGACACCAATAGCCCGAATATTGAGGGCATGGCAAAGTCGTACAGCGAGTTAGAAAAGAAATTTAGCCAACGCGCATCGAGCCTGAAGGAAGAACTACAAGCCGAAATGATGTCTGAGCGCAAAGAAGGCGTACCAGAATCAGCCGAAGGCTATGAATTTACGGCACCTGAGATTCCAAATATGCCAGAAGGTTGGGATGTTCAGATGCAAGCTGATGATCCAATGCTGAATTGGTGGCGTGAAACTGCACACCAACAGGGAATGAGCCAAGAGCAATTTCAAGATGGCATTAACAAGTATTTTGATCTGCACTTTGGCAGCTTGCCGGATCGTGAAGGCGAGCTAAAACACTTGGGCGACAATGCTCAGGCGCGTATTGATCGTGTAGATATGTGGCTAAATAAGAATCTGGACGAAAATGAATACAACGCAATTGCAGACTTTGCTGTGACTGCCGATGCTATTCAGGTTTTGGAAAAGATTATTGGTATTCAACAGTCTGAGCCTAGTCTTTCTGAATTTGGCGGCGAGCCTATGATGGGCGAAGCCAGTGAAGATAAGCTGCGTCAGATGATGGATGATCCTCGTTATTGGAAGCAAGGCGAGATCGATGATGCTTACCGCGCCGAGGTGACAAAAGCGTGGGCCAAGCATTATGGATAAGTGAGTGCTTGCTAACTTGGCAACCCTTGTATATGCTTCCACTAGCCCCGATGCGCTGATGCCTAGCCCTATGGGTAACTAGGCTGACTCGACATAGGACAAGCTGATATTTAATTAAACTCTAATGGAGAACTGTTATGGCTAATACTATTGATACAGCCTTTGTAAAACAGTTTGAGAGCGAAGTACATTTGGCTTATCAGCGCAACGGTGCAAAGCTTCTCAATACTGTACGCCGCAAGACTAACATCACCGGCGAATCTACCACCTTCCAAAAGATCGGCACTGGCACTGCGGGTACTAAATCTCGTAACGCTCAAGTTCCTTTGGCTAACCTTGAGCACACCAAAGTAGAATGTTCATTGACTGACTACTACTTAGGTGAATACATCGACAAGCTTGACGAGCTGAAAATTCAGCACGATGAGCGTGGCGCTGTATCGACTTCATTGTCTAACGCTTTGGGTCGTCAATCTGACCAGTTAATCATTGACGCAGTTGATGGTTCTGGTAACGCAACTACTGGTACTGGCGCGATCACTCAAGCTAAACTTGAAGAAGTCTACGAAGCGTTTGGTAATAATGACGTTGCTGATGACGGTCAACGCTACTTGTTAGTTTCACCTCAGGGTTGGACTGACTTGATGGGTATTACTGAGTTCTCAAGCCGTGACTACGTGCCTGAAGCTGAGTTACCTTGGAAAGGCGCGGGCTTCTCTGCTAAGCGTTTCATGTCGTTCTTCGTCATGACTCACTCTGGTCTTTCTGCTACTGGTGCAGTTCGTAACTCTTTGGCTTACCACCGTTCAGCAGTAGGTGCTGCGTCTGGTGCTGAAGTATCTATGGACGTTACTTGGCAGGGTAAAGAGCAAGCTCACCTGATGGTTGCATCTATGTCGCAAGGCGCTGTCTTGATTGACGACAATGGTTGCTACATCCTCAAGCACACTGAATCTTAAGGGGGTGACTCATGGCATATTCAGCAGATAACATGAAGCGTATGAACGTAGGTGACGAATCTATGTACATCTACAAGTCAGCCGATGCAATTGCTACTGTAGCTGCATCTGGTTACTTTAACAGTGCATACGCTGAGTTGAAGAAAGGTGACGCGATTATCGTAATCGATTCATCTACTCCTACCATCGACATCTGTGTAGTGTCTAGCACCACTGGTGCTACCACTGTTACAGTAGTTAACGGTAGCTAATAGTTTGGGGGCTTCGGCCCCCATTCTTTAGGAATTATTATGGGCGCGACAACAGACATAGCAGTTGCACAAAAGGCTTGTGCATTGATCGGTATGCAACCGATTACGTCTTTTAGTGATGATAGCTCTGAAGCTATTGTGCTTAATGCTATTTATGATGAGATTGTCGAGTCCGAATTAGCAGGTTATCCGTGGCGCTTTGCGATGGCACAACGCACGTTGAACCGCTTATCTAGCACTCCCGCTTCACGTTGGGATGCTGCTTATCAAATACCGGCTGACATCTTAATGGTACGAGCAGTGACCGTTAATGATTCGCCTATTCAGTTTGACCGATATGATGACAACATTTACTGCGATGCGGGCGTAAATGAAACCGTAGTTTTAGACGGCACCTATCGAGTTAAAGAAGTTGATTGGCCCGCATTTTTCCGGCTTGGGGTTGAGTATCGACTCGCTGCTGCATTAGCAAGCGGCGTATCTATGCAAGCTGATCTGTCACAACTTCTCGATGAGAAGGCTGAACTACAGATTCGTAAAGCTCGCAACATTGATGCTTCATCTCAAACAACCAGAAAGGTAAACCAGAATCGTCTAGTTAACGCGAGAATGTAAGCCATGCGA